TTAAGGTGCGTTGCCGTTCTTGAACGCGGAGTTGCCGGTTAAGTTGCGGAGCAGAATCTTCCGCGCCGTCTTGTACTCGTTCCCGACAAACCCCAGCCGTATCAGAAACAGCCGCATGGTGAATTTTTCGTTTTCCACCTCGCGCTCTCTGACGGTAACACGTTTTAAACTCTTCGCCATTTCGCACAAAGCAGAGATGAAAAGACTGTAAGCGTGAGCTTCGCCGTCTGCCCCCGTTAGCGTGAACCACGGAAACTGAAGCGTGTGTTCGCCAACCTCAATCGGCAAGCTGTCCGCGCCGAGTGCCTTTTTAATCAGCGATTCTTTACCGGCGACGATTTTCCGGAGATTCCCGATAACTTCATCGGTAAAATCTGCCCGCGGCATTTCCAACGTAAGCTTGCCGCCGTTTTCGAGTTCAGTGGCTTCGGGGATTTTCTCATAATCCTCATCGTCCGCTGTGTACCCACGCTCTTTCAGGATAGCGGTTAGGTGTCTGACTTCGCTAATTTTTGCATCGGCAGGAAAAAACATAGTCCCTTGTCTGTCGATTGTGTAGCCGCTGACCTTATAACCATAGGTAGGTACGCCCGCGTAAACCACCGGCTGATTCAAAATCTCACCGATTGCCACCGCCAGCTTTTTGCGATCGGAGCCGACTACATTGTAGTGCATACTCATTTTAACTGTCCTCCTGTGTTTCGCCCGTCATAATAAAGCGAGCATATTTGCGTTTGTCTTCCTCAATGAACATAACCAATTCGTACATCTCGTGGTCATAAGCGTATCTTTGCACTGCTGTAGTGTCGAGCATATTGCATTGTCCGGCAGAGCGGACTGTCATAATCTGCTCCCGAATAGTGTCAGTCATGCGATTCCTCCTCCCGTGATTTTTCTGCGGCTTCCCGCAAGATTCTCAAATCGAAACCGGCGCTTAAGTAACCCTCGCGGATGGTGTTGTAGTAGCTCGTACACGGCGGCGATACAGGATGACCGTCATTCATAATATAAACCATCGCCCTGACTTGCTTTCCGCTTAACCTGACGCGCACCGATTCCTTTCGATAAAAACGCGGGTAACCTTCGTAAACATCGAGAGCTTTCTCGTCTTTCGGTTGCAGTTCCCATACAAGCACAGGCACTTTGCCGCCTTTGAAACGCTCCACGGTTGCTACACTCTTAAATAACAGACACCAGTTTCTCATCACTGCTGTCCCGACAACTTTCGCTGTGGGGCAGCGTTTGGACATTTGCTCAAGATTGAGATTTGACCCGTATGCGATATATAGTCTTCTTCTTGCCTCTGGCATTGATTTCACCTCCTAATCGTTTTCGTTACTGACATTAATTGACGCGAGCGGAAAAACATCGAAGTTCCCGTTGCCGCCCAGGAGATTTAACAACTCTGCTTGTGCTTCGCCGGTCAAATCGCTCCAGAAAATATCCGCCCATAAAATATCGTCGCGCTGTTCAACTATCACTGCTTGCACCTCCTCTCTGCCGATTTTGCGGTCGATTGCCGTACCGCCACGCTGCGTTTCCGCTCAAATGCAGATACAAATGTTCGCGGCAACTTTTGAATTCATCTCCTATGAAACCGATTCGGTTGAGATAAACCCGCATGGCGAACTTCTCGTTTTCGGATTGAACTCTGCGACAGCTTGCGCTTTTCTGCGTTAACGCCTGATTGTTGAGCGCGAGAGCTAAGACGATGTACGCTCTGACTTTGCCGGCGTGAAGTGCGGAATTAAACCCGCGGAGTTCTACGGTGCGATTTCTGGTAAAGAAGCTGTGGAGATTGAGAAAATGGTAACGGCTGTCGTGGTAACGGTTTGTTCGGCATTCCCGATAACCGTCATACCAAATGGATTCAATCTGAGCAAAATTTGTGGGTTTGCGGCTGTTCATTTTACTCACCAAATATGCGTCCATTTTCTTGCAATAACGCTGTCGTTCGGCTTTGATTTGCAGTGCCTTATAGAGCAGGTCATTTTTTGAAGCGATGATATTCACGAAATTGCGGATGCTTCGCGGCGTGTGGTCTGAGCCGTTAAGGTGTACATGGATTCCACAGGAACTGTTGACAAAGCCTCCCGCCTTGCGTAGCCGCCGTACCAGCTCTTGAATTATTTTTACGTCTTCATAATAATTCAAGATCGGACTTACGAGCTCAACGCTGTATTCGCTTCCGGCAGATACGATTTGGCTTCCACTTTTTTTCTGGCAAGTAATACTTCCGTCAAAAACGAACTTCCAAACCCGCCCATCGGGTGCAGCGACGCTTTGCGCGTTGTAGAAATCACCGCCGCTTCTGGTGCTGCCGTTGAAATACTCTGCGGCGACCTCGGCCGCTTTGGTTCGGGTAATCCCTGTAAACTCGATTTCGATACCGAATTTACTGTTTAACAATGGACTCGCCTCCTTCTCAAGTCCTGATTTTTATTCGAGGACTTGGCGCGACCGAGCAAGGGAAGATTAACTCAGCCGCGGTCAAGTCCTCGAAGGTAAATTGTTAAGGTGCTGATTGAAGATGGTTATTTTTACGTCATAACATCCTCCTTCCTGTGGTCAGCTTGCTTTGCTCTTTTTTGAGCGATAGCAAATAATACCCGCGCCAGCCTTTCGACATCCGGCTGCTCCAGAAATTCCGGTATTACACATACATTTCGAGAAGCGGCAATTCGTCCTCGCTTTTTAATATCTGTCATCACGCCGCCTCCTGTCTTGCCTCTGTCACCGCCACAGCCGCCGCGTGTGCGCTTTTCAGCCGTAATGCGAGTGCGTGTACCACATTCACCGTTACGGCGTTTCCGGCTTGTTTGTAGGCTTGAGTGTCCGAACTCACAGAGAGGAATTTGTCAATTTGTTTTTCTGAGAAACCCTGTAAGCGGAAACACTCTCGCGGTATAAGGCGGCGGATACGACCGTTCATAGTTACCACACCTTGCTGATTGCCGGTGTCGATTGTGTTTGCGATGGCTTTACCGACGCGCCCGCGTTTTTGATTCTGTTCGGCATAGCTAAGATTAACGGAGTCGCCGGGAACGGCTTCTTTATAGCCGCGTTTGGTCGCTTCTTTGATTTGCAACACACCGGAGCTCTCAGCTTTTCTGTTGCCGATTCCGTGGTCGTAACGCGCGGTTAAACAGCGCGCTTGCGGGGTAATCTTGGGGTCGCGGTTCATGTCAATGAAATATAGTCCGGTTTTTCCGTTTCCGCCGGACTTAGCGAGGAGAGTCCTTGCCAGTCCTGCCGGATCGTACACACGCTCATCTTGCCGACCGCCTATGATTTGTATAAGAGTTTCTCGGTTTGAGCATCGGATAGGTAGTATTTTTCCGGCGCATTCTCGATTAAGATATCCGATAATATAAACCCTTTTCCGGGATTGGGGCACGCCGAAATCTTTGCTGTTAAGCACCTGCCATTCGAGGCTATACCCCAATTCGCAAAGCGTGTTGAGGATTGTGGCGAATGTTCTGCCGCTATCGTGCGACAATATACCCGGCACGTTTTCAAGCAGTAAATATGCAGGTCTTTTCGCTTTAACCACGCGGGCAATATCGAAGAAGAGAGTTCCGCGGGGATCGGCGAATCCTTGCCGCTTGCCAGCGATTGAAAACGCCTGACAAGGAAATCCAGCCGACAAGAGTTCAAATTCGGGCATGGTGTTTGTGTCAATTGTTTTTGCATCTTCATAAAAAACCTCGCTTTCCTTAATTTTGTGCGCCGCTCGATACGCTTTATCGGCGTGCTTATCTTTCTCACAATGTCCGATACATTCATAACCGCCGGCTCTTTCTAATCCGGCGCGAAATCCTCCGACACCTGAACAAAAATCAATAAATCTGATTGGCTTAATTGTCATGCTGTTTCTCCTTTCTCTGTTAATGCGTCTGCGCCTTCGAGTATTAGCCTCTTAAACTCATCCGGCGTGATGATTGTAAACATACTTTTGTGTTGCAGTTCCCAAAAACCATCAATGTGCTTTTGTATACTTCTTTTTCTGGCAGGATCGGGGACGACCCATAACACCTGCGGAAACACTCGCTCTATATTTCTCATGTAATAAAGGGTGTATCTGCGGCACTTCTCCATAACAACAGCGGGAGCTTCATTGTTCAAATCTCTCTCAATAAACCAACTGTACTCATAATCGCCAGTATCAACCACGGCGAACATATCCGGTTTGAGAGTAGCAGGTCTCCCGTTTTCGTCTGTATACCGCCGCCAGCATACCGGCTCCAGTTCAACCTTGAGCAGATTCGCGTGAGGTTCTGTGCAAATCTCGGTTAACTGCACATAGACATCTGCAACCTCAACGGTGTGCTTGAGGAAAAACGGAGCGGGTTCAAAAAAGGTTTTGCGAGGTTTGTTGCATTTGCCGTTCATAAACATTAACCTAACTCCCGCTTCGGTGAACTGCCAAACATAAGCCTTGCTACCGCCCCGTACTCCGCCGATTTGCCGCGAGAGAGCTTTAATTATTCCACTATCCTTTAACCGCGTAAGTACTCGATTGGCGGCGCGTAAACCGGCGGCGGGATTTGCGTGATCGGCGAAGTGCAGTCTTTGGATTTGACCGGAGGTAAGGTAACGGCATTTTTGTAAAGATTCAAGGATTGCTTTATCTCTGTCAGTCAAGCACTGGCTGAGTTCCTCTAAATATGCTCCGGATAACCGCTTCATAATTGCCTCCTTTCGCTGCCCAGCTCCCTACTGTAATCACGGGGATTACAGTAGGAGTCATACTCGTTAAATTGGTGATATGGCGACAAATACTGACTTTGAGGGGGTTGTTTCTTGATTAGATTAGACGCGCGACGAGTCATTGTTTTTTCCTCCTTCCTATGGGGGCGAAGCCGCCCTCGGGTTCATTTTGTGGTGATAATCCTCGACACTTTGCAAGCATTTCCAAATACTCCTGCTCAACTTCCGCGCCGGATTTACCGTACCGCGCCAGCACTTTTTCTTTGAGTTCTGTCGGATTACGGGTAGCTTTGGGCGGAGGTAAGGTTTTACCGGAAGCCCAGCCGACATTGCCGCCGTTTTGAGTAAAGGTTGTATAAACGTGATACTGGGGCAATTTCATAAAGTCAGCCGCTTTGAGTTCCGGTGCCATTGCCGCCACACTTTCCGCGTCAACAGCCGATGTCAAGCCGAAGTATATTTTTGCTTTTACGTTTGCGTCTATTGCGTCTTTGATTTCCGGTGTCAGCTGTTTTCGGAACTGATGAGCGAGCGTTAAGCTCATTTTTAGTCCTCTCGCTTGCGCGAGCGCGTTAGAAAAATCTGTCGGGAGCGCCAAATAATCTTGTAGTTCGTCCACAAAAACGGAAATGTGTCTGAGCTTTTCTTCCGAAACACCGGCGCGAGATAGTGCCAGTGTCCAAGTAAGACCAACGATTAAGCTGCCGAGTAACTTTGCTGATTCCTCGCCGATAAATCCCTTGTTAAGCGGGACAAGTAAAATTCGTGGTTTATTGAACAAATCGGTGAGGTTGAATTTCGGGTCGCTCTGTCCTAAAATATTGCGAAGTTCCGGACGAAGCAGAAACGGACGTATTTTATTGAGGATTGGCGCAACCTCTATTCGCTTTGCGCTGTCATTAAGGCTTTCAAAAGCTGACCAATATGCCTCTAAGCCGATTTTGTCATTAATCCCCACCGTAATCTTTCTCCTAAAAGTTTCATCTGTGAGCAAGGTAGGCAGCCACAATAACGATGAACCTTTCGCTTGAACTAATGTTAAAAGCGCGGCGGGTAAAACATCCTGCGTTCTGACACCCCAGTTCTCTTTGAAAACAGCCTTGAACACCGCCAGTACCGCATCGGCTACCAAGCCGGGAGCGTAAGTGTCTTTGAACGCCAGAGGGTTAAATCCTACAGTTGATAATTTCGAGGAAGGGTCGATTATAACTACATCGTCATCGCGCTCCTTTGGCATTCGAGCAAGGACATCGTGTATAAGCTGGTACTTCGGGTCAATCACCAACACACTCTTTCCCGCCTTTATATCCGCTAAAATGAGGTGTAGCATTGCGGTGCTTTTCCCGCTGCCGGTCGGCCCCATAAGCAGGGTGTGGCATAACGAGTCTTTCGGTGAAATACTGAGTCGTGTTTTCTCGTCAAGAGCGACAGCGAAGGTTCGGTCGTTTGCTTTATTTTCGGGAGAGCGATACCAAGCAGGGGGATGCAGTTCTCTGGGATGAAGTCCGGCAACGCCGGGGAGTTCCGTCTCGCCGATCGGCAGCAGTAAGAGGTTTCCTAATTCTTTAACAGATAAGCGAAGCGGAAAATGGCGAGGGATATGCGCGGTGTCAATCTTTTCGGGCTTCTCTCCCGATGTTTGAATAGTTACTCCCGCCGAAGTTAATGTGCGAAGCGCCGAGAGCAGATTAAGAATATGCGCCGGTGCGGTGGTTCTTGTGCCGGTTGCTCCTAAGCGAACAGCCGCCGCAAATCTATGATGGCTTAACTTATCTCTGATAGTGTTGCGGCTTTCTGTTGAAGCCTCTTTAACATTACTAAATGCGACTTTCAACCAAGAAGCGTGCGGGTCGGGGAGCTCGCGCGGTGCGGGCGCGGGATTATACGAATCACCGATGATTATTTGAATAACAGTCTGCTCATTTCCTCTGGTTTGTAATAGAGTAAATATTCCGACGCGCGCAACCGATTCGGCAAGCTCTGTGCGTAAAGAGAGAATCGGGCGGGTGATTTTTAATTGTTTTGCTTCGTTAACCGGCAGACGGTCTGACTTTGAAACCTCAGAAAACTCACACCTAACGTATGCTTTAAACACAGCCATAACCTTTTTCAAATACTGCCGATCAACGCCGATGTAGTATCTCACCCTGCCGCGAAAACCACGCGCTTCAAAAACAATTGCGCTGCGCGGGGTCAGCGCGGCGAGTGCTGTCAATACTGCTAAAATCTGTTCAAACTCAAACGGTCTTTGAATCCGAACTTCCAGCCAAATAAGACTTAGAATCTTTTTCATGTACGATTTCTCCTGTAATCACTAAGGCGGCGGCTTACCATCGCGGTCGGTTTTTGAGAATGTTCACAAGGACAAGAATGGCGATGACTAAGCCGTCTATAATCGCGGATATGATTCCAATCAACACCAGAAGTGCAAATCCTGTTGTCGCGCCGATGATGATGGTTACTATGGCGCATAGGAACAGGAAAAACATAGCGCCAATCCTCGAAGCCATGCTCACTTCTTTCCTGTTTATGAGTAGCATCCAAGTTATTAAGTTTTTCATACATTTGATTTCCTTTCAGTTTTATTGTTTTGTTTTCGGGTTGCGGGTGAATTTGGTACGGGGTAGCCGGGGATGTCAATATCTGAGCCGCCCGGAGCTTCCAAGCCCCATATTTTCCAGCCGGGTTGACGGTGTCTGGCGAACAACTCTAATCGGTTTTTTCCCGGCGACATTCGCTCAATGATCGTATATTGCTCCAGTGGTTTCTCAGAATGTTTCAACACCGGTCCGGTGATTATATTCGGCTGGCTATTGCAAAGCACGGGCGCTTTCCCGCGAGTGCCAAAGAGGAGGTGTTCGCTGCAGTTACGAAAATACATTCCGAGCCCTAACCGCATTTTCATCCAGCAGCAGATTGAGCGATTTGTAAACCCCCATGCTTCCATTACGGCATAAGCATCTTTTAAGGATGCGTTGGTACACCATAAATACAAATGGGCGTTGTCTGCTGCAAGGTCAGCTACAGGCATATCTCGAATCTGTTCAAAATCGAGGAGTTTATAGTGTCTCTCCGCACCCCGACCCGAACCACCCCGCTGTTGATGGCTCCACGGCGGATCAGCCAATATAACCTCAAATTTCTTTGCTTGTGTTGACATAAAAACTCCTTCATTTTATTACTTGCTGATAATTGTGAAGATTTTTGCACAGCAGATATTTACAAACAAGAGTTTTTATTTTTTAGTGCGGAGCGATTAGACAGGTACTTATAGAGGTGAAAATGCTGTTTTTGTAGCTTGGTTCGCTCTTTTTATAAAATGATTTTTACCGTGTTGCAAGCACAGAAATTGCTATTGTGTCAAGGATGAGAGCATTACTTTTATGCCGATTTTTGAGTAATAGCCGCCAAACGGTTGCGGGCAATTTCAAAATACTTCGGGTCGGTTTCAAAGCCGATGTATCGGCGGTTTGTGTTTGCGGCGGCGATTATTGTTGAACCGCTTCCGAAGCAACTGTCCAACACGACATCGCCTTCGTTGGTGTAAGTCTTAATTAAGTATTCGAGCAGAGCAACAGGCTTTTGCGCCGAGTGATACCATTCTCCATCGCGGGGGAAATCCAGTATTGACAAAGGATAACGCCGTCCGTCTTCGCTTCCGGCTGTGATGCTGTAATCCCTCGCCACGCCGCCGTCCATCCACTCAATCGGTTTTTTACGCTTCCTATGAACGGCTTTATACGGGGTAGAATACCACCACTGCGGGTTATAAGTGGGACTCTTGCGGTAGAAAACACAGATTTCTTCGTGGCACTTCATCGGCATACGGCGCGCGTGTTGAAAATTAGTCGCCCAACCCTTATCCCAAATCCACTTATAGCGGAAATTCTTGCGGTTGCTTTGGATTAGGTCGCAAGAGAGAGGTTCAACACCGAAAAGTACAATGGCAGCGTGATGTTTTGCTATTCTGTGATAATGCTCCCAAAGCCGCTCAAGCGGGATTGCCGCATCCCATTTATGCGCTGTGATTCCGTAAGGCAGGTCGGTCAAAATAAGGTCAACGCTTTGGTCGGGAATCCTCGCCATGCCCAATAGACAATCCTCGTTGTAGATTACATTAAAATCCAAAATTATTTCACCCTTTCTGTTTTGATGAACACTTTCCACAGCAGACCGCCGGAGGTGCGTGGCGATCTGCCGCTTATAAGTGTTTGCGTTATGGTTTGATTACCGCCGTCTGTCTGAACTATGACGGGCGGATTCTCTCAGCATTGCGTTTTTTGCTTCCTCGGCGTCGCGCTCTAAGGCAGCTCGCGTGTCGTTGAATCGGCTTTTCCTGTAGCGAACATGAGCGGGTTTATACGTCAGTTCCGAAATCGCATAAGCGATTGCTACGATAGAAGCTAATCCCGCAACCCCTAAGAGAATGAGTAAAATTATTGCTGATACTTCCATAGCTGCACCTCAAAATTTCATAATGCGCGCGATGGCCGAGAGAGCGTAACCCCTAACGATGTCTTTGCAATGTTCGGTCGCGCCGGGTACAGCTTCGCTGATTTGCGCTTCTAAGGAAGCGAGCTTAGCTGTGTGGGTCATAGCGAGAGCGGAGAGTGAGGCGCGAAAGCGTTCGGATTGCTCCGCGCTGTCGTAAAAGCGAGCTAACTGGCGCGAACCACGGTTGTTTAAATAGGGGTTGTTGGGCAGCAAATCCTCTGCTAAAAATTCCATAGGCGAGGATTTGACGAGAGATGTGTCGGTTTCGGGGATTTCTTCGCCGCTGAAGGTATTTTCGTGGTCGATGTGAAAATCTTGGTTGTTCATGGGTGTGTCCTCCTAATACAATTTTGGTTGTGTGAATGATTCGAGTGTTTTGGGTGGGGGAGCGTCGGTTCCCGTACCCTATGACTTGTTCGTTTTGGTCTAAGCATTTATGTTCCCTCCCTTCGATTTTCTCGCCGAGTTATAGGTTGATTTTTGATTGCGGTTATGATATAATCAAACCTACGGAGATAATCATTTCTCGGTGCTGATTCAAATGGTACAGCAGAAGAGCCAAGTAAGCAAGGAACAACAACAGGTTTTTTGGGGTAAAAAAAGAGAACTTTTAGGGGACAAAAATGGAAAATCTTCAAAGAATAAACTTACGCGAGTTCTTAGCCATATTACACAGCGGGTTTTCGGGTTTGACCCAAAGTGATTTTATGTTGGAAATTTTTGCGGCATTGTGTGGAGAAGAAAATCCCTCAATTATGGATTACACAGCAGATGATGAAGAAAATTTTAATAAAAAAGGTAGCCCAAAGCTTCCTGACGGATTACGTAATGGTGACGATGACGGATACAGAAACCAAATATACAAAGCAGATAAACTCACGAATCCTATAAGAAGACATATTCGCGAAAACAAGAACTACAACACATTTGAAGCATACATGGATAGAGTTAGCGAAGCGATGTTCTCTATCTTTTGTGAAGGATTTAAAATCCCTGTTACCGTCGAAAAAACGGAGATGTATAGAGCGATATTTGAGCAGTTTATGCTTTTTGCAAACACAAATGAATATAGCATACCTAATACTATTCCGTTATATCTTGGCGTACAAGAAACCGATGCTCCAGATGAGGCAGAGCAAGATGTTTCCATTACGGATGAAGATGAGCAAGTTGCCAAGATTGAAGATGACGAGACCCCCTCACCCATAGACCTGCTGCTTCCCGCTCCTCGCCTAAGTGCAGAAATTCGCATTAGGAAGAAACGTAAATTCGCCGAAGTCATCAACGCGAAACCCGGCGATGTGGTTGATGCTCGTATGCAAATCCGTAACACCACAGGCGAAATAAGTAAGCTGGGGGTCGGTATCACGCTTGCGGGAGGGTTAGCACTAATTGAAAACTCCGCCTCACTCTATAGCAGCTATTACGACGGCAATCTGTTAGGTGATATTATTACGAGAACCACAAACATCGGCGTATACGCGAAGTACAGTTTTATTCGCAAGACTGGCTGGGCAGAAATCGTGTTTAGAATCAAGGTCGACGATAACGTGCCGATCGGCAAGCGGCTTGAAATTTTGAACGCGGTTAGCGCGTATGATAAAAGCAACCACCTCGCAAGCGAAACGGCGATCCGAAAAACTTATATCCGAATTGTCAAGAATGATTAAGAGCGCAAAAATAAGCCACCCTGCTACGGGTGGCTTAAATACTTACTCTTTGCTTGCTTTTACGAATTCGGTTTCGTCCGCGATACTCCCCGTTGCCAGACCACCGGTAACAACGATGCCAAAATCGAATAATCTGGTGAAGTTTTCATAGAGGTCGGGCGGGAGGAAGTTGTACTTATTCTTGATATACTCACGCCACTCAGACGCGGTTATGCCGTATGAGTTATGAGGCTTCTTGAATTGTAACATTTGCGTGTTGAAGATGCTTTCTGCATCTTTCGCAAAATTCTCACACCCTCTATACCATTCTCTGCTCTCAAGCAATAACTCCCCTTTCTGGAAGCAAAACGCAAGAAAAAGCAGTACGCCACCGCCAACTTCAAACTTCTCAAAAACGAAATCGCCGTATTTATCCTTTGCCAAAGCTCCTTCCGGAGTCAATTTGACTTTGCCCTCGGCATACATACCCCACTCAAAGTCAATTTTGAATTCGGGGCTGTCGTTATGTTGATTATCTGCCTTATAATCCTCGAGCTCTTTAAGAATCTCGCTTTTGTAATGCCAGTTTGTGATAGCTTTCATAATGGCTGTAACGCACTCGATGGCGGCACTTTCCACTTTATACAACATAATTCGCTCTCCTTTCGGATAATTATTACCCGCGGAGATGAATATCAGCCGCAGGACTGATTGGCTTTGTGTCTTGACGATCCAAAGCCAATCAGTCCTACGGCTGAGAGTAAGCTGTTAAAATTCAACGCTGTAAACGCGTCTGATGTAGAGAATGACCTCTACATACCCCATTATAGCACACTAAACGCAAAATGTCAATACTATTTACGCTTATAACACGGATATGCAACAATCAACAGAGGTGAGAAATCATCTTAGTGGTTAATAATTTTCCCGCGCCCGCCACTCCGCCGTCAGATTATAAAGCGTCCTCACGCTGAACCCGCAAAGCCCCGCCGCTTGCTCATTCGAGAGCTCTTTATCCCGCCACCGCCGGTATATTCCAATAAAATCTGTCGGCATTTCCACCGCTTTACGCCCGAACACCACACCTTTGGCTTTCGCGGCGGCGATACCCTCCGCTTGCCGCTGTAAGATATTATCCCGCTCCATTTGAGCATTGAGCGACAGGACTGCCAACACTAAATCCGCTATAAACGTACCGAGCAGGTCTTTACAGTAGGTCGTATCCAGCATCGGCATATCCAACACCTTAATATCTACGCTCTTTTCCCGCGTCAAGAACCGCCACTGCTCGATAATCTCGTTGTAATCGCGCCCTAAGCGGTCTATTGACTTGATGTAAAGCACATCTCTCGCACGCAATTTTCTCAGTAAGCTCCTGTATTTCGGCCGGTCAAAGTTTTTACCGGATTTTTTGTCGATGAACAGATTATCCGGCGGTATAGCATACGGCTCCAGCGCGATGAGCTGACGATCGGCATTCTGCTCCTTCATCGAAACTCTGATGTAGCCGAAGTTTTGCGGCTCGCGCTTAACGATTTGACTTTTTGGCATAAAAACATCCTCCAACACTTTTTCTTTAATTGTAAGAGAAGAGGGTGTCATCCGTCAAAAATCGGCACTTGATAGTTCGCCGCCAGAGGCAGAATCGAAAAATATTTCAATAAAACACTTGAAAATAACATTACTATGTGATATAATCTATATTTAATAGGGTTTATACTCTGCAATAAACTATGATTTGTTGCGGGGTATTTTTTTGCCGTGGCGTATCTGTCGCTACGGCTTTTTTATGTGATTTTAAGCCAAAAATACCTCTTGCATTTAAGTATACCTTTTTGCAAAAGGCTTGTACAGCCTCAAAAATCGGCTTATCTAAAGCAAAAATGGAGGACAGAAGATGAAAAAAGGGAGCATTGTGGCGATCGTGATTGCAGCGCTGTTATTTGCTACTACCGGCTGTAGCGGAAGCGGCAATCTAAGCAAGCCGGAAAACGGGACATATAAATCAGACGTTGATTCGTTGGACGGTTTACTGTCGCAGTCGTGGACGTTTACAGGAACAAACGAAATCACTCTGACGGCTGTCGGCGGGCTGATTAGTACCAAAGGTACATACACGATTGATGGTGAGAAGCTGACTATCACGCTTTCGGTGTTCGGCTCGGAGTCAATATCGGGGTACACGATAACCGAAATCACGAAAACCTCGTTTTTCATAGACGGTACGAAGTTCGTAAAACAATAGACTTGGAGGACATTTTCTATGGAAGTATTACTTGAGGCGGGTTATATTTTCGCGTTTCTGGCTTTGTTCAGCCCTATAGCCACGGTATGGCTGCTTCGGTTATTCAACAAATGCGACCATCCCGTTTGGTCGACCATAATAGGCTTAGGGGTTGGCATACTCGGCTCGTTGATTGTGCCGTTCTCATTTATTACGGGACTCATTCTGCCGGTTACCGCGACAATCGTTACGAATTTTGTGATTGCTCCGATGATTAACGACAAACTGAATGGAGTGGTTGAAGGCGGGTTCAAACGGGATTATGTTCGTATTCTGACCGAAACCGAAAAACCTGAACGGCTTAAATATCTGAAGATGCACGACAATAAAGCCTATAAATTCAAGGTGGCAGGTACGCAAGAGGCTGTCTACAAGACGATTTTAGAAAAGACAGATGAAGCCGCCGTAAAAGGCATACACTCGCAAGCGAATCGGGAGAATTGGGAGAACGGCGGCCCCGAACGTAACAAATCTGTGGTTAAGTTCGTCTGTCCTCCGGCAGCCGTTTATGTCGTGGTTACAGCAGATGAAACAAACGCCGATGTCATGATTTATAAGGATAGAAACGTTGACGATCCCGACTACCAAACGCGACTTAATAACACTAACCAAATGCTCGATGCCCTTGACAACACTTACATATTCATTCGCGGTGTCCTGCGCGAGTTAGACCCGGATTGTAAAATTAGTTTTGAATAGGAGGCAAACAGATGAAATTACTGATTAAAAAGGTGCTTGCCGCTATACTCGCGGCGACAATCATACTGACCGCGCTTGCGGGGTGTGCTTCAAGCTCGCCGGAAGAGATACCCGATGAAACCCCGCCACCAACAGAAATAACCGAACCGGCAGAAGCACCAGAGGAGTTGATCCCGCCAGTGAGCGAGTCCTTTGAGGAAGACACTCCCGCCGCTCCCGAAGAGCCTCTGCTCGGATTATGGGAAATGGTCGACGAAAATGGCTTGAAATCAACGATTGAACTTAAAGAAGACGGTACTTTTATCGTTACGGGGATAGCTACTGAGAGTGCGGCAACCGATATGCACGGCAACGTATACGGCGAGACAACATATAGCACGGTAAGTGCTGAGGGCAAATATGTTGCAACCGTTGACGAAATCACTCTGACTTTTAACAACGATGGCGAAGAAGAAACACAGATATTTGCTTATGAACTCATTGACGAAAAGCTATATATCACCGATGAATATGAAACGGTTATATTTACCAAAACCTCAAGTATACCGCTTCCGGCATCTACCACAAATGCGCCCGAAGAAACTACCTCAAATCAACCAACGGCGACAGTTCCCGTGCAAACTACCACAACTCCGCCGTCAACCACCCTACAACCAACTACAACGACAAAGCTGGATACAACAACCGCGCCGCCGATCACAACCACGCAGCCGGAAATTATACCCGCTCCACTCCCACCATTAGCACAGCAATCATACGACCCGGCCACGCGCGCAGCAGAAGCGCTCAAGAACGGCGCGGCTACTTCGATTAAGGAAGTGTTAGGTTTGTCCTTAGCTGCAGCTATGCAATTTGGCGATGCTGCACTCCAGACTTTCCCGCGGAGCAACACCGAGTGGCGCCCAAGGATTATGGCCTACCAAAATGGCGTCGGCAACACCGCGCTCACCACGCAGATGCAGACCGCGTTCAAGGATTTAGCCGACAAGTTTATGGCGGAAACCGGCTACGGCCCGCGCACCAAAACGCACGCGGCTCTCACCGCCGAAGTCTACAGCTGGATGCTCAGCAACCCGCAACACTTCCTCGGCACGGACTCGTGGTGGACAGCCACCGGCTTCCCCGATTTCAAAAACACCAGCATGCCACTCTACAATCTTCCCAACCCCTGGAAATCCGGCGCGGTCACGGAAGGCAACTGTAACATCTTGGTTAACTGGCAAGTCGGCATCCTCCGCGAGCTCGGTGTCTACGCGCTGAACTTTGGCGGCTACCTCATTGCTGGTAGCGCTCCCGGCGGTCACCATGTTGTCGGGGTTTATGACCCGGACGGCAAGCGCTGGCTAATGTACGATTTCCAAAACGAAGGCGTCGTGCTGGGCAGGCAAGCTATCTACGACAACGTCTTTGACCTTTACGCCAGAACCAACTTTATCCTTACTACGTTTGTCGACACAGCGAACAACATCCAGGATGACTGGCCAGTCGCGCACGAGAGTGCTATTGACCAATGGCTACACGGCAGATACGGCAGCGGCACGATTATTATCGACGGCTGGGAGCTATCCGGGCCGGTTGGTAAAATAATCGACCTCCCCTTCAACCTCGGTGAAGGTAGCCAACTCTGGCAAAACTGGCAGAGCCATACCCGCAACCTCATCGCGCCCGCAAGGATGAAATTCGACCCGAACAAGAATTTGACCCGCAAGGAATTCGTCGCGATGTTAGTACAGTATGTCAGGCAGCCTGTCTACCAGGCCCACACGAACTACTTCACTGACGTACCGGCTAACGACCCGCTCGCGTTTCACCTCTCCCTCGCCGGGCAAATGGGCTGGATTGACGGCAAAACGCTTCGACCTAATGACCGTATCACTCGCTCTGAGGCAGCCGCGATTCTTTCTAAGGCCGCCGGCTGGCTTATCGACCAAGGCGTTCCCGCATCCAATCCAATCGACAGCAGCAACCCGGGTAATCCCGTCACCAAAGTAGACGCCGTGGTGTTTATAACGAGTCTGCTGGATTAAATATTAAAAATGAGAGTTCGCTGTGGAAACTCTCATTTTTTAAGGTTAGCTTAGTATTGACAAAAGTAACTCGGTCTGTTATACTATTAGTATTCCCAACGCCCGCTTCTAATCCTCACACCGTTAGCGCGTAAACTGCGGGCAACAAGCTGTGGATTTACCTTGTACTTATCTGCGATCATTTGAAGCGTACATTTATTTTCATACATGGCTATCGCACCCTCAACGTCCAGTTTATTTATAGCTTTTTGGTTGGTAACTGTGACACCATTCTTTTTTAAAATACCGCTAACGGTGTTTTTGTGGCAGCAAAACTCTTTAGCGAGGGTATATGTGCTTTTACCTTCGGTGTACCCAGTTATCAACAAGGTAACCTCTTCTTTAGATAAGCGTTTCTGCGATTGAACCTTTTGGCTTACTACCGTTTCGCCACGCTCGTTAACCTTTTTAGTATTACAAAATGTTTTGGGTTTGACAGCGGTGGGATTATCACTTATAATGGAACTATATACTCTATTACGAATTTCGAGGGCAATCTTGACTTTGTTCGAATAAAGTGTTGATAAGCCCAGAATATTATATCAAATCCGAACCCCTGCTTTATCTTCGTAGACGGGCTATTCGGAATCGTAATCGACAGGCAACTATAGCAGAACACCCGCCGGGGGTTAAATCTCGACGGGTGTTTTGTTGATAGGGAAGGGGGCTTTATGTACGATAATTTAAACGAAAATGAAAAGCGTGTTTACAGATTTTTAGCAAATAAACCAGAAGGGTCTTACATACAAGAGGTATGCGGAGCGTTTGAGGATATGAGCTTATCCGATATTCAAGATATAATTATGAAATTTGACCGCTCGTATATGCTCAAAGGGACGCAAAAAAGCGAAAAAGGCGGCTGCTCGTATATTTTCACATTAAAGCGGTTTTAGGTTGAATATACAAGGTCTGTATGCTGTACCCAATCGTTGTATGATTTTTTCAAATCCGCTAAACTTGTATATTCAACGTCCCTGTCACTAAGCCACATAACGTCTTTGTTATCGCCGTGTATTATTTCGCCCTCCCAAATAACGGGTTCGTCAAATTTGTGCGCCCGCTGTATAGTGGGTGTGTGTTCGCCGTCCCTAAAACCCGGCATTGCAGACGTCCCGTCAGGGTCAAGCCCCGCAACGATTCGCAGCACCCTCAGCGCATGAGCGGTCGTAAGTTTTCCGTCGCCCTTGAAGTCGTACCGCTTGATTTCATCGGGTCCCAGCGTTTCCTTGCCCGCAGCGTGCCGCAGAATCTTCGACGCGTCATGTGCAGTAAACTCAGTTATAACCTGCGCTTTGCCGCAGGCGGGGGTTTGCTGCGGCACATCGCCGCTGTAATAATCCTCAACCCTCGCCAAAAACGCATGCCAGTGCGGCAGAATGAACGCGGGGCACTCTTTCACGGGGAAGAAAAACCTGTGCGGGTATACGTCTGTTTTCGGGTCAAGGCTGTGCGCTCTGAGCAGGTACGCCGTGAGCAGCGCTGTCGTTTTCTCCGTAATCGGGTCGCTGCCGATAGCCTCAATCGAAATTGTGTCTAAGTTCCCGCCGATTTGCACACCCTGCCTGTTCGACGGCCGCCTGCCCGTCCCGTCGGTCGCGTGCCACCCCTGCTCGTCTTCGCGCAGCGTCTGCCAAATCACGTCGCGCCACACGTAGAACGTGACCACCGTGCCTTTCATGTTTCCGTTGTATGTAGCGCGGACGTACTGCTCGGCGGGCGTCGTCGCGGGGTTCACCTGTATGTCGGGCGTGTTGTGAATCGTTATGCCCAGTGCGCCTTTTCCGTTGTTAAGCGGCTTGTTCGGCTTTTTCAAGCCGCCTGCAGGGATATGCGCGGCTTCGTCTTTGGCTGCGCGAAGCCCGTCGGGGATTATTTTCTCGTTAATCCGAAGCGTCACACCGCCTGCGCCTATATCCCTGATTCTGTCGGGTTTAAGATACATTTTTGTTGTCCTCCTTGATTTTGTTATAGAAAGGCTCTAACTTTTTGAGTGCCTTATTATGAATGTAATGCACGGAACGCAGGCTCATAAAGCACTCCTCGGCGACCTTGTCCCACGTCTGCCCCAAAAGGTAGCGCCGCTCAAGCAGCGCACGTTCCTCAAGGTCCTCGAGGTTATTGATTAATCCGATTATTTCCTCCTGCAGGTCAACGTATCTGTCAATATCCTCGTTAAGCCGCTCTTCTAATTTATGTATCTTTATTAATGCGCGCTCAACTTGGCTTTCGGGTTTGCTATGATTTTTATTTCTTACATCCCTGAAACTGTGCGATTTCAACCCGAAATGTTTCAAATGCTCAAGAAGATTAAAAGAGCTGTCAATCACTTTGTCAAGTTTTACAGCTTGCGATAAATATTGTTTAAGTGTCATTTTTATTTTCCTCCTCATTTTCCTCTTTTTTGCTGTTAAGCTTAAGCTGCTGCAGCGTTTTCAGCAGCTTCTCCGGAACCGGCACGCCCATCTCCCCGGCGTTCTCAAGCAGCGAAACCCCCTCGTTCGCGATGAACAGGAAAATCGCCGCCGTTCTGAGCCCCGCGCCGCTTTGTATGATGTGTGCGTCGATGATGTGCGCCAGTGCGACTACTACGAACATCATGATTTTTTTACAAATCCCTTTAAAGCCGATGTCCGATGATAATTCTTTCCTGTGAATCGCTTTTAAAACGCCCGATATGTAGTCAATGAATGTTATGGCGATTAATGCTATAAGAAGCCCGTCCATTTCCCCGAATATAAAGCCGAGCGCCGCGCCGATTGCGGCGATTACAGCGTCTATGATTTTGCCGGTGTTCATGATGTTTTGTCCTCCTTTTCAATTCCTGCGAGTTCTTCCGCAACAGCTTCCCGCCAGCGCTCCGGCACGCCGTCAAGCGTGATATTTCCGAGTTTAATCTGAATCACATAAAACTTAACCATGTAAATCACCTGCCAATTCTGCCAGTTCGAGAACCGCCGCCGACAATGCCTGCACCTGCTCCTCAAGCGTGGGTTTCGGCGAGGTAATAATCGGCTCAGTTTCTTCGGGTTCGGGTCGCGGCGTAATCGTTATATCGCCGTCCCCGATTTTTTTATTCTCAGGCATGGTTTTCACCGTATAATCGAACTTATAAAATTTAAAATCAATCTCACCCTCATGTTTTACGTCATAAGGCGGTTGTGCAGATTCAGCTATTAAAGCACCGATTATTTTATTTTCGTGTATAAATAAATACATTTCTTTGCCCCCTATAAAATTGTAAGTCTGCAGCGTAAAGTGCCCCAAGTATCGCTGACGGGTCTTGTATTAATAAGAAAATCACTATACAGTGTCGCAATAGGCGTTCGGTTATCCCCCGCTAACAGTGTTAAACTTGATACCCCATGCCATGTCCAAAGCAAATATGTTGCAGCTGCTTGTAACTGGTCAGAATTTATATGAGCTACTAACAATGCACTTCTCATTCCCGATCCGGTTGGAAAATCGGGGAAAGCAGGAAAACCCAAACTACCATATGTTACTGAACCGCCCGGCGGGATTGAAAAGAATCTTTGCATATTATCTTGCTTTGAGTTTGCCAAATCCCGCGCCGTCTGGTCAACGGCACTGCCTGCGGAGGCTGCATAGCCTGCACTATTCGCATAATCCACACTCAAATTAGGAACATCTGCTTGATTCACTTTCCCCGCGAGCGCCGCATTAAACGCAGTTACATCAACCTTGCTCACGAGAAGCAAGTCAATCTGCGCCCGCGTATAATAATCTGTTAAATCTACTTTCTCGGTTTCAAGCGGCTGCGGCTTCGCACCGTCCCACCAGTAGTCGGGCTCGCTGCGCGCGATTATGTACAGGTTGTCGCCGATATTAAGCGTCGCGGCATTTGCAATAACTTTCAACCACGCCTGCATTTCTGCGGTGTCGGAAAACACCTTCGCCCGCGCCCTGCCCTCCGCGATTCCGCGCGCTTCGTCTATGCTAAGCTTCAGCGCAGCGTCGCCCGCAAGGCGGGCAGTGGTTTCGGCGGTGAGGGAGGATTCAATACTGCTTTCAATCCGCACTATCGCTTCTTCAAGCTCCTCCCGCGTCACCAAAACACTTGGGTCAATCTCGGCATGAATCACGCACTCATTAGAAAGCGGAAGTAAAAACCCAAATTCAAGTACAAACTCGGGGTTCGTGGATTCCGCAGGGATTTCAATACCTCTGCTGTCCTGTATAATCGCAATAAAAGTATCGTTTCCCGTCTCTCCTGTTTTTCTCGCATAAAGCCCGACTTGCTTTAGAATATACAGACTTTCAAGCCCTATATTATTAACTCTGATGATAACTTCTCTGCCTTTTGCCGTGCTTCTGATTCCGGCAATCGGCAAATTCATTTCGGGCGCGGTTACTCTCATCTGCGTCATTAATGACGCAGTGGGATATGTAGAAAATCCCCCCGTTGCCCTTACAATGTCAAGCCCGTTTTCGTGCAGAGCCTCATTATATAAACTCATTCCCGAATTAGTTATAACCGTCTCAGTCCATGCCATATAGTTTCACCTCCGTGTTTATTCTAATGAATGTAGATATGGGCTTAACCCCGACATACGCCGTTGCCTCTCCGTTAATCGGTGTCCTATAAACCACCTCTTCAACGTGCGAACGCAGATTCTTGTTAAAATGAATCTTCTCTAACGCCTCCCGTTGTTTATCGGGGTTGTTCGGGTCTGCTGTAATAATTATTTTGAACATATACGGCTCACCGCCGTACTCAAACCACTCCTGCACAAACGTATCGGGGTAAACAGCACTCAGCGCAGTTTCAACCGCAAATTTTGTCCCAAGCCGCTTGTGAACCCTCACGCTGTCCTTAATCACTTGCCGCTTAATTTCTATATCATGGCTGTCGTCATACCAGTCCACACTCAAATCACGCGCTATTATATCAAGAATATCTTCGGGAAGCTCGTTAATGCGCGCATAAATAACCGCGTTTCTTGTAAGGTTCATATTTTCCCGCATAGCCTCGGAAATCACTTTTCCGATTGCAAGCATTTCGGGGTTTTCTTTAAGTGCAGGCGGTAAAGTACGAGTAAAATCGAAGTTATAAACGTCATTAATCATCTTCAATTCCCCCATAAATCACGTTGGAATTTTGTAAAACCGCAACCGCGTGCCTCTCCACAACAGTAAAAGCAGGGCTTCGTATTTCTGACCGCTTCGCGCCTGCGTTTCTGATGAGCGTTGTAAGCTCATCAGGGTTAATATCCCGCCCCATAGCCGTAGTCTGCCAATTTTTATACTGCTCGATTGCCGCTTCAACGTCCCGCCTAATAACCACCGCGCTGTTTTCCCTCGACCGCGGAATAAAATATGTAAGGTCAAGATTAAAATTCACAGCGCCTGGCGCGTTTACGGTCACTAAGTCTGTCAGCGGCCGCACGTTATCAGCCGAAACGGTTTTCAGCACTATCTGCTTCATTTCATCGCCCGGCATAACGCCGCCCTGTAAAATAATCCGAATATCAACTCTCGCCGGTGACGGGCTGTATGCTTTTGCGTCGGCAATAAGTGCAGATGCTGACTTCGCATAATATTCATAAGCTCCGGTAGGGCCCGCGGTAGAAAACGTTTTTAAACTCAGCTTATATCTTTCATAAAGTGCGTCGTCAGATTCTAACTCCGCTCCGCCCTCGCTGGTAGTGATATTCTCGACACGCTCAAATAGCGGGAATAAATCCACAATCTGCGAAATCTGCCCCGCTGTAAATCCGTTTCCGATGATTCCCTCAGTAAGGCACACCGCTGGTACTTCAACGCTTGTTTCACCCGACGGGATTGTTGCCGTTTCAGTTGTAGCAAAAGTAATTTCACCGTCAACGCTAACCCGTGTTCCTGCTTCAATAGTAACAGCAGACGCCTGCTGTGCGGAAATATAAAAACGCAGTGTTGTCCTTGCCGCTTGAGGTTGTAACCTTTGCACATCTCTGAACATATCTGCAAGCGAATCCAAATAATCATCATTTGCATACCGCGCTAAATTCTGCTTCGCCGCTGTATCAATCAGCACCCGCTCCTGCACAAATAAGTCCGTAACCCATGTTAATAACTGCCGCACCGGGTCAGCGGGAAAAAGTGTCCTGTCTAAAAACACCTCTGCCGCTGAAATAACAGCGTTCAGAAGTGCTTCTGTGTTAGTATCAACAAAATTTATATCGGGTAAATTGCTTTTTCTCGCATTAACTGTCAATTGTCCATTGTCAATTGTCAACTGTCTTCACCTCTACTTTCGGAATCAGCTTCCCGTATTTATCGTCACACTCGAATGTAATGCTGACTATTTCTGCTCTCGGCTCATATCTGCCTATTTTTTCATATATTTCAGAGGTAAGAAGCGACTGCGCAACCTGAATCGGTCTGTCGGTAATCTCCGTGCTGATTCCGAATTCACGGTCAAGTGGCACCGAAAACGTCGGCGTCGCTAATATTATTGCGACGTTCTGTTGTATTTCCTCCTCACGTGAGGCGGGCATAATATTTATATTCACGATTTCATCTCCTTGAATATGAATTTAGTGTCACTGTCACCCTCGCCGCGAGCAGATTACCTTGATTGTCGAATCTGTCGAGCGACCTTGAAAGCCTCGTAATTACCCACTGTCGGCTTCCGATAATCCTTGTGCCTAAAATAAGTATCATCGCATCACCACGCCGTTCGGCTTTCCACAGTTTCGTAATTTCCGCCATAGGGTCAGTACCTAAAGACACCGAAAAATTCATGGTAAAACTAATCGTGTCTATGTTTATTCCCGTGAATTCGAGAAGCGCGTCTCTGTTATGCCTGTTGTGCGTCGCGAATCTCGCCGAGCTGTCCCAGCGCATATTATTAAAAGTGCGTATTTGTTTATTAGAAACAAAAAAGGGAATATCCCCTAAAGCCCCTATTCTCGCCATGTTTATAACCCTCCGATAATAACGCCGTCGCCCTCGCCATTAGTTAGTAAAATGCAAAGTACTGACTGCCCGACTTTCGGAAACCAAAGCGTATTATTTAAAATAGCAAGCGGTGCAGAAATATGCGGTCTTCCGTTTTCGTCCGGCTTATCTGCAAAGCTCACCCGCGCCGTTCTTTTTACTGAATCTACCGAGCTCACAGCCCCGATTCTTACGTTCATTCTTCGTCCTCCGCCCGCCTCAGCATTAACTGCGCCGTATACCCGCTTCCCGTAATATTGCTTGTATTTCGTGAAATAATATACTTGCCGTCAAAATATCCCCAGCCTATAACTTCAACGCAAACCCCTGCATATAACGAAACGTCCCCGACAAGCGTAAACGCCGCCGAAAACGCTTCTTTATTCTTCTGCCGTAATCTCCGCATTGCAAGGTTTCGAGCTTCATTACGGCTGTTTACTTTCTCGTTAATTTCAAGTGTGATTCCCCCGGGGTCTGAATCCCGCGGCGTATATGTATACTCAATAGTGATTCCCGTAATAGGATTCGTGTAACTCACGCGGCAACGGCTGTAATTCGCGTCATTGGTAGACGCATTAAACCTCCACGACTTAACATCAGCTTTTCCCCGTTCAATTTTACGCACAGCAGGCTTTTTTTCAAATTCTGCCGCGTCAAAAAGCACGATAATTCCGCTCGTAACTTTCAACGAAATCCCCGCATTATAGCAAAGTCTGCTTAAAAATGAAATATCCGATTCAAGCACCTGCTCACGCCGCTCATAAACAGGGTCAAAATCAGATATAAACATACAGTCCATGTTGTTTTTAGCCGCAATTTCCTTTGCAATCGCCGAAAGTTTAATATTTTCCCACGCCCGCGACTTCTTCTGCGTCTGCACGGTAGATGAATTAGGCAGCGAAGTGCAATTCAAAGTAACCGTAGAACCTCTGTCCGCTCCTCCGTTACTGCCCAAATCATCAATTTCAAAGCTTCCGCAGTCCATAACGCGGTCTTTTCCGTCCCCGTACCAATTCCGTTGAATAATCACAGCGGAAATATTCATGCCCTTTAAACCATTTGCGCTGCTTTGAACGTTTTCATTAATTGTCAATTGTCCATTGTTAATTGTCAATTGCTCTTCGTGTACCCACCCATAAACATTAGAATCCCCTGTCGCTCCGTTTTGCCGTCCACGCTCATGAGCCCCGCCAATAAGCGCATATTGCTGACGCCCTGTAGGGTTTACATTCTGCACCCAAGCCGGCCCGGCAGTGCGAATCCCGCCCACAGGCGTAACGTCCATCGAGGTATTATAATGCTCGCCGCCCTTGAACCAAACTATATCACCCTGCTTAATTCCTGCACCGCTCGCGGGCGTGACTGTCTGCGGAAGCGGCGGCGGCTTCTTGAACCATTCAAGCCAAATGCCGTCCTTGTTCTCAAGCTCAATACGCAAATCGTCGGCTTTGTCTGCCTCTGAATCCATATATGTCATTGAAATCAAATGTCTGTTTATATCCCC